CGTCCTCGCCTCCTAAAGAAAGACCAAGCAGATAAGTATGAGAAGGAGCTTCTTGCTGGAGAGCCGTCAGAAGCCGCCCTCCTCGGCCTGATTATGTCTGCTCCGGATTTAGCGCTACAAGCCATAAGAGCTGGAGATGGCGAAGAAGGGCAATTCGGCAGAAAGCTAATGAATCAAATGCTTGGCCGCATGACCGGAGATCCAAGGGAAAGAAACACCAGCGTTGGACTTCGGAAGAAGATCTATAGGCTGTTAAAAAACAACGAGGATGCAATTGCAGCTGAAGTAGAAAATCGCCAAGGGGTGCAACGTGTTCCTTTGCAAACTCCAGCTGGCCAGCCTACTAGAATTGCGGGGCGAGGAGCGCGGGGTCGTTTTACTCAATTGCCCCCAATGTCTAATCTTGAAGCAGAAGCTCAAGCTCAACTAGATCAAGAAGAGGCAGTAAGTGACACTCCTGCGCCGTTGACATTTGATGATCGAAACAATATCGACAGAGCGCTTGACCGAGAACTTGAAGACAATAATCGAGATCTTTTGCGAGATACTTCGATGTCTAATCAGGATGTTGCAAGAGCCCTCCCAAGCTCAATACCGTTCCAAAAGCGACTCACTCGCGTTAGAGAATTAAGAGGCCGCAGAGGTATTGAAAACGCCATCACTGATCGTCGCGCTGGCGCTACAACAATGGAAGGTTTCCCCCCCACGCGACAACAATCCGCAAGAGAATCTGCGCAAAGAGGGCGAGACATAACCCAAAGAAAGATTGATCGAAGAGCAGGTCAAGAACAGGCTTTGGCTGAAAGAGCTAGGCCTTCTGCTCTACCAGGGCCTCTTACTGAGAAGGGCGTTGCTGGTTATCAATCTGTACAACTTACAGATAGCGAATCAACTTTCTTCGACGATCTTGTTGACATGCCTGCTTGGGCAAACGAAATTTTCCCAGAATTTGGCATTCGCTACGACAAAGAAAGCAAAACGCTTTCGTTTGAAACAAGAGAGCAATACGACAAATTTGTTGAAACAATTTCCAAAGAGCCAACTAAAGATTGGATTGGACAGCTTCCAGAATCAATGCGTGGGGAAGAAGCTCGTGCTCGATTTGAAGAACGAACCCCTCCGGTTATGGGAGAAAAAATTGGAAGAGCTACTAGTCTGGTTCAAACCAATCAAGAAAGTTTGCCAGAAAAAGCTAAGGCTCAAATTGGTGATGTAGCGTTTTTTGAAGAATACACTGAAGGCTCTAAGGAGCTTTTGTCAGACATTCAATTAAACGGGTTGGCCGACAGATCCATTCTTACTGATGATGATCTTTCTTTGTTGGATTTGCAAATGTCGCCAGAAGCGGCACCTGAAGCAGTCAAAGCAGACGAGGAAATAGCTGAGAGGCTTCAAAAGCAAAACGAAAGAGATCTTGGGACTATCGCTAAAAACGAGGCTCGCGGCATGGAAAACATGTCTGACGAAGACCTTGAAACGGAAGCTCTAGAAGACCTTGATATTCTTGACCAAGAAGGAAGAGAAGCTACTGATGACATCGATGTAGTTGATGAAAAAGGGAAGGTTAAAGCTAAGGGAATTAGGTCGAAACTATTAACCCCACTTCACTTTACAGCTATTAAAGCTGGAATTGGCTCTGTCCCACACAAGGTTGTTCAAAAACTGATTTTTTACGATCTGCAAAGAATGAAAGCAGACCTTAAAGAACTCAGAACTATGAAAGCCTTATGGAAGGCAATGCCAAAAGAATGGACAAGCGACAACGGCAATAAAATTGCCCAACTAGCAGATCAATATACGCCGCTTATAAATGACAACGCCGAGCTTGATCTCGATCACGAAATTACCGTTGATGAACAAAAAATGAAGGTTGGCGATCTTCCGCAAGAAGTTCAAGCCGCGTTGTTACACATTAAGCAAAAGTCTGAGCAAGACCGATTAGAGCTTATTGCTGAAAAGCGTGAAGTTACTAAAAAAATGTTCACAAACTTTTCGGCCAAAGATCTCGTTAAAGCTGCTACGACTGGAGAAAATCCCGCAATTCCAAACCTTGTTCGAGAAGGAAAATCGCAGTTTACGCAAAACGGCATTCTCATAAGCAAAGATCAAGTAATTGAAAAACTAGTAGCAAACCGAGTCCCCGATGACTGGGGGCATCAATATGCTTACTTCCACCACGCTTGGTTTGGTAGGTATAAGCTGCGAGCCTACGACGAAGAGGGCAACTCTTATTCTGTCCCAGGTGAAGCTAATACAGCAGAAGAGGCTTACCAAGCACTTTACGATTTTAAAGCGAGTCCACCTCAAAACCTTAAGAACGTCAAGTTTACTAGGTTTGAAGCCAAGCCAGCTTATAACGAAGATCCCGATTTTATGAGCTTGTCTAAGGCAGAAAGATCTGCTTTGCAAAGAGCTTTAAGATCAGAAACAGACGCAACTAGCGAAGAAATTAATGATGCGCTGTTTAAGGCTCGCGTCAAACTCAAAGAAAACCGAAGCCCTTTCTTTGCTCCGCTTCTTCAAAGAACTGGAGCTACTGGGTACAGCATGAATTTCCCCAAGGTGTGGACTGCGTACACCAGGGCTAGAAATCGTCATAAGTACGGACGTATGATGACGAAAGCTGCCCAACCAGAAATTACTGCGCTAAAACAAAAGGGTAATTCTTTTGGGCAATATTTAGAAGACGTTCTTTCTAATACATTGTTTACAAAGCAAACAGGCGCGGAGATTATGCTTGATGGTCTTATCCAAAGCATTCCTGGCCTTAGAAATTCGCCAATGCCAACAAGGCGGTTTCTTTCTGGATTTAGAGCTTTTAACTTTTTAAGACAACTTAAAACGCCAAGGCAATGGCTTGTTAACTCAACTCAGCCTTTGCTAACGGTTTATCCAGTTGTTGGGGAAAAGATTTTTCTTCAAGCCGCTAGAATGCACAACACTGCTGAAGGCAGAGCATTATTAGACAAGCATGGCCGAATGGATTCTAGCGCCGGAATGTATATTGACGGCTCTGTAACTTCTCTTGGCCAAAAGGCAATTGACGTTGTTACAAGGGGTCAAGAGTTATTAGATAAACATGCTTTGCGAGGCAAGGTTTCGACACAATCAGAACTTCGCAATATGAACTTTTCCTTTATAGCTTTTTACTTACACGGAAAAAGCAAAGGAATGAGCGACACAGACGCGGCAGAATACGCAACAGTTCAAGGTTACGTTGGCAGTCAGTTTATGTTTACACGGGCCAATCTCCCCCCAATATTGCACAGCCCAATTGCAAGCACTTTGCTGCAATACCGACGTTTCCAAATGAACATGATTGGTTACGGCCTTCAGCTTTTGAAAGAAGGGCATCAAAACAAAAGGTATTCTGGCGTAGGTAAATGGCTGGCTTTGCAAGCCGTTATTGGTGGAGCGAGAGGCATTGTGTTAACAGGCCTTCCTCTTTGGTGGGGCATTTCTAAGATTGCATCACTTCTCGGAATGTCAGATGAAGAGGAAATGGATCATCAAAAGATGCTTGCCTCTTGGCATAACGGTTTAAAGAAAAGGGTTGGCAAAACTGCCGCAGATACATTTACCTTTGGTTTACCTGGGTTAATTGGCATAGATCTTTCTGGGTCTACTGGTCTTTTCCAAGGGAACTTTGGCGACTCAATGCCAGAGGTTGTTTGGAATCAATTTAAAGGCCCGACAGGCGGATTTATTACTGATATGAGTTCAGCAATCTTTGGTAGTCACAAAGATGTCGGTGATATCTCTAGAGCAACAGCGTCTTATAGAAAGTTTAAAGATACATCACCTACCTTTAAATGGCTTCTTGGCAATGTTGAAAGACTATCTGGATACCACGACGAATATGATTCTCGCGGCCAGTTGCGATTTAGAGATGAAGATAAAGGCCGAGCTTTGTGGATGGAGCTTGCAGGAGGCTTTAGAACAGTAAACCAAAGTGTTATGTCTTTAGAATACTCTCGTCTTCAAGTTCTAAGAGCACAAGAAGACAAGTACAAAGATCGAGCAGCTGCACTTTTGGTTGACGGCAAATACAAAGAAGCCATTGAAACAATGAACTTGTTTAATAGCTTGTATCCAGATATGTCGTTTAATATTGACGATCTCAAGCGTCGATTTGAATCCAAAAACAAAGCTAAGATTGAAAACGGCTTAGAGCGATTCTATGGAAACGCATCAAAGGGCGTAAGGCGACAATTTATAGAAAGTCAGTAAAAATGAGCAAGGGGCAAAGCAAGCCGGAAACGGTTAGTGTTCGCATTCGAGAAGATGATTATGCTCAAATAAGAGAAATCGCAAACTTTTACAATGTTAAAGTAGTTGATGCGATTGAGAGTTTTGTCAAACTCTGGGGGATGCTTGACAAGGAAGACCAGGATTTGGTTTTTCTTGGAGAGCCTATAGAGGAAGATGTCCCTCCTATTATTTTTAAATCCGACCCTCACGAAACTTCTCACGTTACATATAAAAAGACCCCCCCATCCCCATAAAGAGGATGAAGGGGTCAAGAAGAGAGGGGAAAGGTTCTTTAATTAGGGACGGACTGCACTGACACCGAAGTAGTCAATGTAGAACACGTTTGCTGCGGCTTCTTCGTTCATCATCAGCAGGCACGGATACAACTTCTGATCGCTCATGGTTGTAGCGTTTTCTGCGGTGTAAACGAGAGATCCATCAATGTAGAACCTTGCAATGCCGTTGATTACGGACAGTCCAAGGCGAACATATTCGTCAGACGCAAGTGTTCCGGTCGCCCCAGCATCAAATTCAACTGAGTATTCTGCGACATCGGTTCCGCCAAGACCGGCTGCGTTGAGGCTCGAAAGAACATCAAACTTTCCAGTCGTGGTTGCAGCATCATAACCAATACCCACACGGTCAGCGCCACCAGCGGCATCTGTGAAGAGGCCGGTACCGTCAGCAACAAGACCAGCATCAGCAACAGTTTCTGACAAACCGAAAAACACGCAAGTGTTAGCGATGTCAGTGATTGCCATACGGCATTCCATTTCCATGTCGGTGCTGGCCGGTGCCCCAACCGAGAAGCCTGGGAAAAAGACAATACCGTCGTTGTCTCCGGTGTGAGAAGTGTACTTCAGAACGCCACCAGCAATCTCCTGTGCCGCCGTAAAGACGGGGAAGGTAGTGCTGCTGTCGTTTTGAGTGTAACTCCAGTTGTTGAGGATCTGAGTGTCATCACCAGAAGCCGCATTAGCCAGAGTGTGGAATGAAGGGGTGAGAAAGTCATCCCAAAAGCGGAAGTGACCACTACCATCAAGCAGCGCGCCAAAATCCCACCCAGGGTTGTTGTAAGTAACTTTACCTTGTGCCATTGTTCAGAGTCCTTTCTCGGCTTAAGCCGTCGGGTCACTCTTGGCCAACACGAAGTTTGCTCGCCGATTGTGGCAGATCAAGTTCATCGTGAGGTCAACGTGTGTGAGGAAGACGGTGTGCTGATTGGACGCCTTAGCTGGGCCTTCTTCGCGGAGGTATTCACCTGCGAGGAATCCTGGCTTGAGCACTGACCAGTTAATACCGTAAACGGGATCACCAGTTCGACTGTTCAGTTCTGGAACCCATGTAACTGGGATCTGGCGGAACAGCAACTTGCCATCCTTAGACGCAATGTCATTGCCCAGATTTTCATTCTGTGCTTCAAGGACTTCTTCGAGTGGTCCAATGACATCGTAATTTGTGTAGAACCCGTACTTGCCACGAGCGCTACTTCCATATTCATTACCCGCGACTGGAGCGCGGAAGTTTGTAAATGTTGCAGCTCGACGCCACTTACGAACCAAGTCAACGCTTGTGACATTAGTGTAAGTTGCAGAGAAGTTCTGCCACTGGCTGTAAGTGCTGGACGAAAGTCCACCAGCGCCATCGCTAAATCCAGACGGATCACCACCAACAAAGTCGCCAGTTGCATCAGCAACCCAAGAAACCCAATACGGAATACCGTACATTTGAGTGTTGTTGCTAGATGATGTTGGCGCGGACCAGAAGCGAGTTTCCATGTGCTTCGCAAGGTCAACCATTGCATCGTGGCGGCGAATGCGGACCAGATCAACAATTTGAGCTGGGCTGCGGTTCATCGCGATTTCGCGTCGTTCAATAGCGTAGTTAGTCGTCATATGACGCCACGGAACTGTTGCCGTTTGCATCACATCTGCGACGTTCACACTATCGACTTCATACAAACCCGTGTCGCGTGTTGCGCCACTGGTTCCGGTCATCACGTTCCACTGAAGAGCTTGACCTGACTGGTAGGAAACCTTCTCACGTTGCAGAATTGATGGCAGAGCCACGTAATCCTGAAGATCGTAAGAGAGGTCAGTCCATCGCAGACGGCCCAGATCTCGCTGGGTGGTCGTGATCAGATCAGCAATATCAGCTGCCTGAAGAGTTGCCATGACTTAATCTCCATGCGCTATTCAAAGGTTTCTCCAATATCATCAAGGTTGCTTAAACCCAGTTCTCTCATTCGAGCAGAAACACTGCTCACTGCCTTTTCACGACCTGTAAGGAGTTCCTTAGTTGGTCTGCTTTGGGCACGAGAAATAAACTGAGATGAACGCTTTTTGATCTTGCCTTCGACCTCATTACGCGCAAAGTTTTTTTCGTGTTCACCGAACGTGCTTCTTAAAGCTCGCTCGAATAATTCAGTTTCTTCCGGAATACGCTTTTTACGAGAGCGATACCCCGCTCGCAATGATTCCATTTCATCAACAACAGTCTGTCGATTAGCTTTATTTCGATCAGTTTGTTCTTTTGCATTACCAAACAACTCATTCCATTGGTCATCCAATTGAGCAAAGAATGACTCGGATTTTGCTGTTCTACTTTGCTCGGTCATGGCTTTAACCGTTCCAGACATTTCGTCAAGACGGGTCTTCATGGCCTTCAGAGCTTTAACTGAATCGGAATCAACTGATTCGTCAGGATCTAATTTGTCAATCCAATCAAAATCATCACTGCTTGGCTCAGAATCTACATCTTCTGATACCGCATCACCCGTTTCTTGGGTGGTATTTTTCGCCTCTTCTTCTACTTTTTGGATTTTCTGATCTAGCAGATTAAGAACAAATTCTAGGGTGTCGGGAGAGCCCATGTTGTCCATGTCCTCTTGCGTTAAGCCAGCTTCCTTTGCTCGCAAAACAATTTCTTCTGCTGGATCTTCAGAGGAAACATCCGTGTCCTCCTCAGTTTCAGCAGGAATATCCGCGTCAGCCACTAGTGTGTCTTCAATCTCTGGATCTTCAAAGTCCCAGGGATCCTTATCTTCCACTTCCTCTACATTCTTGGTTTGTTCAGCCATCTCCGTATCCACCATTTCTGTCAAAATAACCTTTGGATTTCAAATACTTAGCCCTATGTGATCTGCTATTAAAAATCGCTTGGCCTGTTTTCTTATCAAAGTCGGTTGGAACCCCAAAACGCTGAGATTCTTTCCGTGCTTCTCCAATTTGGTCTGGGTGAACACCTGCTGCATCGCTTTTCATCGGCCAATTGCCGCAATTAGACGCAACTTCACCTTGTTCAGTAGCAAAATCCCTCAACCAAACGACGTTAGACTTGTCGGTATAAGTCATATTGCGACAATTAGATTCCATTTCGCTAATTGTCCAAATGAACTCACGACGTTCGCCTGTTTGCTTATTTAAAAAACAATACGTTGGCATTATCCGGTGTTCTCCGCCATTTGACCAGCTTGAGCAGGCTGACCACCGCCAGCAAGAAGTTGCATCATGGCCTCATCTCGGCCCTCTCGGGTAGAACCGGGAACGTTTTCCCTAATGTTCCGCCGTGTTGTTACTGGAGACTGAGTTGGTCGCTCTTGATCTCCTCCAACCTCTTGCATTTGTTGGATGTTGGCCATGTCTTGCTGGTCGATCTTCTTCACGATTTCTGTAAGTTCCTCTGTGTTGCTGTATTTTGCCATAAGTTCGAGGAATTTGCCCATATCTGGCCTGTAACCTTGCTGTTGAAGGATTGGGGCCATGGGAATAACAAAGCCTTGCATAAGTTCGCCCAAGGTCTTTGCTCGTTCTGACGGGCTTCGATCAACCATTGAGTAAGGTGCAATATCAAGCTCATACTCAACAATCTCACCTTCACGAATTTCTGGGCCAAATTCGACCGAAGCCTCATAATCCGTGTCAGGAATCTTGACTAGGACCGTCGGTTTAGTCACGGGGTCATACCAAAGGTATTTTGCGACCGCTGTAACCACTTCCTTAACCGCCTTTGTTGCAGACTCTTGCATGTCGGCAATGCGAGCGGAGGCCGACTTAGAGATAAGTTGCTCTTGTGCAGCTGTGTCACTGAGCTTCCCAAGTCCGCCAAGGGCGTCCAAGTTTCCGCCCATATAGACAAACATGTCTTTGAGCTGAATCAAGTAAGCCAAGGTTGGTTGATCAACCCCGCCATAGCGCACTTCTCTTGTCGCTTCGGGCCGATCACTCCGAATCGTATCTCCGTCATTGGTTTCAACGATCCGCTCACCGTCGGACTCGTGACCGGACTGAACGACAGTAATGGTCTTTTGCCGATCCGCCTGTCGGGATACCTTTCGGAAGACTTTGTTTGCCATTTCATGGAGATCCATGAGCAATGACGCTGGCGAAAGGGGCATTAGATTCCCTGGCACTTCCCCGAATCCCATGGTGTAGAAGGGGCCTTCTTCTGGGCCTTCCCACTCTACAACTCTAAGGGGTTCAGATTGAGAAACGCCACCACGATCATCTGCCTGAACAGTGACAACTACATTTTCGATTGGCAGCCAAATATCCCAAAGCTCAACAATTGGGGAATAGTACTCATCTCCAAAGTACCCTTCACCTGATCCGATTTGTTGAATGCGCTCTTCACCAAACTCATTAGTCTTTTGGTAAATGCTTGGCTGTATGTCTTTTGTCTTCTTGCCAAACATCTTGCTTTGGACAATTGCTTCATAAGGGCAACAGTACCTGTTCCCTGAGAACTGTATTTGGTCCCAACGCTTTGCAGTCATATCAAAGACAAAGTCATCGAAATCAACATTGTCTACAAAAGGTTGGCCTGGGTCGTGTTCAAAACCACCCATATCCATGCCGCTGTCGGTAAGGCCGACTTTGACAATACCCATACCAAACATGGCATCGGTAACCCATTTTTGTATTGTTGTCTCAAGGTCAATGTCTTTAATCAGAGAGTTAAGAGCAAACTCAAACTGGTTTGCAACAGCTGCTCTTTCTCGACTTTTCGACTTTACTAAAATTTGCGGTCTTCGCGCAGCAATGGCCCGACGATAAATCGAGATAGCCATTTCTAGTAAGTTCATTGGTACGCGCTGAGTCGCACCGTTGTCGGTGTAGTGCGTTCCAACAAATTGCCTAATTGCATGAAGGCGCTTTTCTCTATATGGCTGCAACTTACGCCGCGAGTATTCAATAGCGTTTTGAAGCCGAGATGCCTTGTTATTGTCGTAGGTGTATGCCATCAATCACCATTCCATAGCTTTTCGCTTACGAGTTTCTACCTGTTGCCTTCGCCAGATCATTGAATCCCTAGGTACACCTATCGGTATCGGCTTATCTGACGGGATTTTCTGCATTCCCTTCCACAAGAGTGCGTCAGCAGTTGGACGATCTCCATGATTCTCACGCGCACCCGACGGATCAACGGTACGGAGCGATCTTGAGTGAGTGATCCATCCGGTGGCGGCAAATATGATTTCTTTACATTCTCGCAAAGCATCTGCGCTATGATTAATGAAATGTTTTGTGGATAATGCAGATCTATATTCGCTATATAAGACCCTTTTCTCATCCTTGGTCGGCCACCAGCCTGGGATTTTAGATATCTTTCCCGATTGGTCTTTCTTGTACCAGATTCGTCGGTATCCCAATTCAAGGACTCTGTCTCCGAAGTTGCGTCCGGGTCCAGGAGCTTCCCATATAAGTAGGGCTCCCTCGCTATTCCCTTTAAACCATTGTGCGAGGGCGACCGCATACGTCGCCAGCTGATCGGGCCGAAGGTTCGGCGTGACAAGTTCACCTACTTTTTCCCCAGTTTTGCAGTCACCAATGGAGAGGACGCTGTTGCTACTTCCGGTTCCTGCTGCAATATCTGCACCAATGACGTAACGTCGATCTGTTGGAAGATCCCCTTGGGCATCTGGGTGGCACCAAAGACGCAGGGTTCCTTTGGGCTTCTGGTCAAAATCTTCTGGCTTTCCGGTAATAGCATTGTATTTCAGCTCCCCAGCGGTGTAAGGATGCGATCCCGTCTTTTGAATTAGGTCGTCGATTATTCTTGTGTCGAAGAATTGGTAATCTGATCCCGCGAAGTCGATGTCGAGTTCTTGTGCAATTTCTTGTGGGTTCGCACATCTTTTGCACTCTTCGTCATACCACGGGCTTCGCGTTTTGCCTTGGCTATCTTCATAGCTGCCAGTTGACTTGACAGGATGCAGCGTCCAATGGAGTGAGAGTTGCTCCATTGTTTCGTTGTTCGCAAGGTCGTAGAAGGCGTTGTTTGTTCCGCTTGGTGTACTGTTGAAGATTCTTGAATTTGTTGCGTCACGAGTCGATGCAAGCGCCCGATAGCCAGCGTCAATATCAAAAGCAGCAAATTCATCGAGGCCAATAGCAGTACGGCGGTCACCGCGAGCCACATCCCCAGTGGTTGACTCGCCATCGATTGAACTGCCATTATCTTCATTCGTAAGTCTTAATTTCGTCCTGGTATGCTTTGCCTGTAGCCATCCAGGCAAATACTTGTGTATGAAATCGATCTTCCAAAAAAGGCTTTTTGGGTTACCTGGTTTATCGACGTAATCTTCATTACGGCTTACTAACAAAAATGACTGATTAGCCCGGAAGTGCCATCGCCACTCAAAAACAGTGAGTAGCATCCAAGATGCGCCCATATCACGGCTTTTCTTGATTACAAGGTCGCGATTGCCTAGGGCGCTTTCTATATCAGTAAGGACTTCGTCCTGAAACTCATAGGTGACAAACGGCAGAACCCCATCCCCCACCCTGGGGTCATAAGTCCAACAAAATGCGTTTACATAGAACAATAAATCCCTACTGCACATGATGTACAGCTCTTCTGCCGCTTTGCGATCCGTGCTTCCTGTACGGATAATTTCATTTCTAAAGGCTAGGTTTGCCTCTAGATCTTTAGGGACTAGATCGTAAAACTCATTTGGCACGGCGTTCTTTTTCCATCAGGCTCTTAATTTCTAACGCCAACTGACTAATACGAGAGCCCGAAACCCCTAAAACCCTCCCTGTCTGCGCTTTGCTTAAACCTATGCCAAGTAAATAGGCAACCGCTCTAGGCATCTCTGACAAGAGATCCCAGGGGACATTTTCCTTTTCTACTTGTTCATCAGCTATATCTTTTAGTTTTGCTGTGTAATGCATCTTGGGGGTGTAAATTCGCTTTCCTTGCGTACCGCCAGAACGATCTCTTTTGATTTCTATATTGTGCTGTTTTGCGTAGCTTCTAAAGACATGATCATAAAGGGAAGCGTTGAGGAACGTGGTTAAAGCGCCTTTTTGATGGTCCCACCTGGGGTATATCTTTACAGCGTGTACATACCCCTCGTTCACTAACTCGTCGTATTCCCAAATCTTAAACCTGTCTATTCTCTGTTTAGCCCATGGGAGGACTACCTCAAGAATGGCAAGTTTTTCTTTTAACTCCATACAAGGGTTATCGGCTGTGCTTTTTTATCCACCTTTTCCGAGCTGTATAAAAAGTAGACCTACTCATGCCAATTAAACGAGCTATATCAATTTCATCCATATGTGGAATAAGCATTTCATACATGATCACACTAACCCTCTCCCTCGCCTCCTGAGCCGTTTTCCCCCTGGTCGTCGATATCATCTCTTGCCACGATATCCCCAATTCTTGCGAGACTTCTAGGGCCAGATCCATCGCTATCCGCTTCTGTTGCTTCGGCGTCCGCATGTAGCCGCCCATTTACAGACTCCTCTTTTATCTCTCTCATCCGACCAATCAAATTCAAAACCACCCGACCATCATCCCTCATTAAGTCATCTTGCTCAAGCTGCTGCCTTGTAGGCAATAATTTGGTGTATATCTGACCCCAAAACTGACTTTCCGCTTGAGGGCTGCCCTTTACCCAACACAACATACTCCACGCCTCACTGCTCGGCGCATCCTCAGCTGAAGCATCACCCACCCTTATATTCGCCGCTACCCACTCAACCGTCTTGGGCGTACTGCAAGTCTTCTCGTCAAAAGTCTCCTTCGAGACATCATGCTTCCGCATAGAACGGCGAGTCACAGAACCAATCTTCTTCTTCTTGGCAGCAGGCCGAACAGGCTTGGAAGTCTCATCCAAAACATCCATCACCACAGGTGGGGGCGGATGGTAGTCAAGATCCTCCTCGTCATCCTCCTCTTCCTCCGGGTCGCCAGGACGAACCGGATCACCATCCACTACCTCACGAACGTACTCCACAACCTCCTTGTCATCGAAACGCTCGTCAAATGGAGACATGACCGCCTCAAACGCCATACGCCAAGCACGTTCAACCGTTTCACCATTCTCCTTCAACGCCTCGCGAGCCTTTACAAAATCAGCCCACAAACCATTGTCAATCAACTCCCGACGCATCTCCGCCTTAGATTTGCGCTTGAAGTATTCGTAACTCGTTTCGTAACTCATCAATAACCCTCAAACGAGCCTCAAACTCATTCAACAACAACTCTAAACGGTACGCAACATACTCCAAATCCGATAAATCATCCCCCTTATGGTCACGAGCTATATCCAATATAACCACAGATAAACCGCGAGCACCATTTAACAACACCCGAGTATCTAACGACCCTAAATCACGCTCCATACCAGATGTCTTCCAACTAGGCATACCACAAAGTCCTAATCCTATATCGGGTGGAAGGGGGTATATATATAAAACATGAGTGCGGGTGGGGGCGTGGTTCGGATCTTGGGGGCAGATGATAGGGTTCTGTTCGGGTCGTTAGGTCTTTGTTCGGGTCGTCGCGCTGGCGAGACTACACTACCCTACCACCTATCGAACAAAGGGACGAGTAGGGGAGAGGGATACCCCCACGGCCGTACCCCATTGGACATTCTACATATTCTGAGCTTTATTGTGTCAAGATACCTTGACCTGATATCCGATACCTGTAAACTGGTACACGCAAGCTACGCAGTGTAGCTCTTTCAATACTCATTGAGAAAAGGATAAAACAATGAGCAACGCAACCCGCAAGAAGGCAACCCCCAAGAAGTCAGCGCCCAAACCTGATTCGTTTGAAAAGGCGACGTCCGATCTCACGCATACCGATATTGTGCGTTCGGTCGAATCTTTCTTTTCTACAATGAAGCCCAATGGGAAAGCTAAGACGGTATCCCGCAAGGGGCGCACGGGGCTACAAGTCAGACTCGCGAAGATCGCACAACTCCAAACGCAGGTTGACGCCATCATCGCCGTGTCTCGTTTCATTGATACCCTGGTAGCACAAGGGCGCGATGTTTCCCGAGAATCGGTGACCATTGACGGCGAAACGCGCAACCTAGAGCGCATCGCCATTGCCATGGAAGCATGCCGACTCGAAACCAAATCGGACGTACTCGCCGATTGTTGCGCGGCATTCTGCCAAGCCTAAGCATTCACACGCCCCCCCCTATACGGCATCGTCCCCCTAACGGGGGGCGTTTGCCATTCTAGCTCTTTGACATCCTAAGGCACCTCAGCACGTGCCAAAGCGTGCGACGTTTGAACCTATCAAGGGCCAAACGCGGACCCGATGAGGCTTATACCCTGGTCGGCGCTGATTCAATCGGCGTATGCCCTATCCGCTCTACGATTCCATAGAATCCGGGAGCCGATGGACACCGCGAACCCATGGAAAGACAAGCGCGAGTAGGGGAACGACGTACCCCGAGTAGGCAGTAAAGACTGCCGATTGTATGCGGATTCTTGACCGTATCCGTTCGATCGATCATACGTGTACGCTTATCGTATGCCCACACAATGGGAAACAATAAAACAAGTATACACCGATCCAATCAATCGATACGCTAGATTCTAGGCGCATAAACCAAATCGCAACAATGCCATTGAACGCCTTGCCAGTGATGGGCTTGCGCGGCCAGAGCTGATCCGCCCTGGCTGTGATCGAATGCGAAGAAAAGCACCCATCGAATACTGGAGCGCAGCGGGATGCTTTGTTGTGGTGACCATACCCCATGCGAATGGGGCAATGGTTGCAGGATGCTATCGATCTGGCCGCAGTGCAGAGATTCCTGGCCATCCGTGCCAGTGCGCCATCGCCCCCTTAACGGGGGGCGGTGTGCTTTTCACCAATCCTATCATTCAAGAAAAGGAATGACCAATGCATGAAGAATGCTTTTATCTCGGTTTTGAATCAGATGTTCAACCATCCCGCGTTATCGCTGTAGGTGACAGGCGTCCGTCATTCGCACAAGCGACACAAGACGTACCAATCGTAATAGGCCAACAAGAGAAGAAAGGAGATATCGATGCGAGCAACGATTAAGACAATACGCAAGAAGGCAGTAGTTGAATATCGTGGCGGTATCAAGCTGTACAGAGGCACTGCGATCACAGATCAGATCATGATCTGGTTCAGCACACCGAAAACCAATGCCAATGGGAAAGTTGAGGAGAAACAGTTCGACGTTCGAGCGTTTCATATCACCGATTCCGATGCAGCTGCACGAGAGTGGAATAGCCGCGTTGACCGTATGAAAGATATGGAGGTAATCGATGACTAATGACATGCAAAGTCTGACTATGAAATCTGCGATTGTTACTCTTAATGGGGATGATCCCTCGGTTCTCAGTCTTGATTGGACTGAGATTGGGGGAGCAAGGATAACAATGGGTATTAGAGGTAGAACATATCGTATGTTTACTACCTGTTCAGATCGAGATCTTGCCGAACAGAAGTGGCATGAGGCTATTGCTAACTTGAGATCGGGTGGATATCAGGTCGATGAAGGAGAGGCAACCGATGACTAACCGCTACTGCACCCGTTGCAATCAAGAGATTCAACAAGGCAACGAGGTGTACCTAGAATGTGAGCAGTTCTCTGGAGATGTTGCGCTGTACTTAAGCCAATCGCAAGTAAGGCGTATGTATAAAGCTCACGAGAACTATCATAAATGCATGGATAAGCATGGCCCCGTTTTAGGCATTGGCCTTTGGTACGAGCTACAGCGATTCCATGTCAAACGCTTCCTCGG